TTGGAGATAAAAAATGGCGAACTCTACATCGGCAAACCTTAAACTTACAGTCCAAGCAACTGGGGAAAACTCGGGAACTTGGGGACAGATAACTAACACAAACTTATTAATTCTAGAACAAGCGATTGGTGGATTTCAATCAGTTGCAATTACTTCTGGAGCAACTTTAACTTTTTCTAACGGTGCTTTATCAAATGGTAAAAACGCAGTTCTAAAATTAGTTGGAACAATCGGAGGAGCAGTTAACGTAACTATCCCTAATTCAATCGAAAAAACTTTTATAGTTGATAATGCAACTACTGGTGCTCACGCAGTAACGTTCAAAACTACTTCAGGGTCTGGAGTAACTTGGGCAGCAGCTGACAAAGGTACTAAGATGGTTTATTCAGACGGAACAAATGTTGTTGATACAGCATTTACAGAGTTATCATCTGACTTCTCACCACAACTTTCAGCAGACCTAGATGCAAATGGTAAAAACATTACTATCGATACTGCTACAGGTATCATTGACGAAAACGGTAATGAACAACTTAAATTTGTAACTACTGGATCTGCAGTTAACGAATTTCAATTAACAAACGCAGCAACTGGTAACGCCCCTGCAATTGCAGTGACAGGCGGTGATACTAACATTGACTTAAACCTTACACCAAAAGGAATCGGTAGAGCGACTTTCAATGGCCAAGGTAAAATTCAAAGTGTTGCAGAAAAAGTTACAACAGCAGCTATTGCAGCTACAGGAACAATTAACTATGATGTTCTTACTCAAGCAGTGTTAAACTACACTTCTAATGCAGCAGCTAACTACACATTAAATATAAGAGGTGATGGATCAAACACTTTAAATTCTATCATGGATGCAGGTGAATCAATCACTATAGCTCACATTGTTAAACAAGGATCAACTCCTTATTACAATAACGCCGTGACTATTGATGGTTCTTCTGTTACTCCAGAATGGCAAGGCGGTTCTGCGCCAACTAGTGGTAACGCTAGTTCATTAGATGTTTATTCATACACTATTATTAAAACTGGAGATGCAGCGTTCACAGCGTTAGCTTCTCAAACACAGTTTGCGTAATAAAATAGGAGGAGAAAGATTATGCCAATAATTGGTTCATTTGGAGCAGGCTCAGGAAGAGGCTTTGGTTTTTCAACAAGTGGTTTTAAAGGTATTTGTGCTACTGGTGGTACTATCTCAGCAGATGGTATCTACAGAATTCATACGTTTACTGGAGCAGGTACATTTACAGTAAATGCACTTGCAGATGAATCAGAATTTAATGAAGTCGATTATTTAGTTATTGGTGGCGGCGGAGGAAGCGGCGAAGGCGGCGGAGGCGGCGGAGGCTTTAGAGCCTCTGATGGAACTCACTCTGGTTGCTATTCTGCAGGTCCTTCACCATTAGTTAATGGAGTTGCAGGTATAACAGTTTCAGCTACAGGATATCCAATTGCAGTAGGTGCAAAAGGCGAACACATTAGTTTTGATCAAGGCGGTACTGGTGGTAATTCATCAACATTTTCAACAATCACTTCAGCAGGTGGAGGCGGTGGAGGCGGTCGACACGTTAATGGAAGATGTGGTGGCTCTGGCGGAGGCGGCGGAGATTTTGGTTCAAATACAGGGGGAAGTGGTAATACACCTCCGGTTAGTCCCCCTCAAGGAAATAATGGAGGAGCCGGCCCCGGCGGTAGTGGCGAACCAGGTGGCGGTGGCGGTGGAGCAACTGGTACAGGTGGATCTGGTCCCGGTGGATCTGGTCCCGGAGCTGGAGCTAATAGTTCTATAAGTGGAGCTGTTGTAGCCTACAGTAGAGGTGGAAATGGAGCTGGATCATCAACTCCTATACCTAGTCTTCCAAGCGCAGCAAATATCGGTCAAGGAGGAAGTGGCCCCTGTAATGAACGTGCTGCAGCCGGAACAGTAGTAATAAGGTATAGGTACAAATAATAATGGCAAGCTTTGCAAAAATTTCAGAAGAAAACGCAGTGCTGCAGGTGGTAGTTGTTAATGATAACGACATATTAAATGCGGATAGAATTGTTGATGAATCCTTAGGTCAACAATACCTAGAAACACATTGTAATTGGCCAGCTAATTTATGGATTCAATCAGGGCATGAAAACGAAAATGGAGAACTTGTAAGAAAAAATCATGCAGGTATTGGTGGTTCTTGGGATGCATCCAATAATATATTTTGGCCTGAAAAACCTTACCCATCTTGGGTACAACACATTGAATCAGCTTCTTGGAAATCACCAATAGGTGATCGACCTGCATTAACAGCAGAAGAACTTTCACAAAACTCAGCAAAAACTCATTATTGGGAATATAAGTGGAATGAAGGCAATCAAAGTTGGGATTTGACAAACATTAAAGCCTAGTATAAAAATACTAACATAAAGTTAGTATGTTAAAGAAAGTATTATCAGAACAGTCTATAATTTATGGTGATGTTTCAATGCCAAAAGGCTTTGAAATTAATTCATTAGAATTAATTAAATCTATGTTTGAAGCTTTATATTACGAAAAAGATAATTCTTTTTGTAGAGATTGGGACAAATTAAATGTTTATATAAAAGATTTTGCTAGAGTTAAGCATCAATTAATTTTAGTTAATAAAGATTCATGGGGTAGTATTTATATTCCAAATGAAAAAACAGAATCTCTAACTCATATTGACCCTGTTGATTTAAGAGACTCCCCTGATTTTACATTGTTATATGGAATAAATACAAAAGATTGTATGGTTAAAATATTTTATGATGATAATAGAAGAAAAGGAAGAAGTTGGGATATGGAACTTAAAAATAATATGTTTATTATGTTTCCATCAACAAACATGTATTGCATTAATAATAAACAAAAAGATTCTTTAAATTTTATACAAACTATAACCTATGAATATATCGGATAAAAAATATACATTAACTAATTTTTCTTATGTAAAAAAAAATTTACAACATTTTAAAAGTTATGCATTTATAGGTCATAAACGTTTTAAGAATGTTTTTGGAGAAAAAGATGCTACAGCTTTTTATAATCGTTATAATTGTATTAATTTATTAGGAGGTTCTAGTCACTATTATAAATTGTTTAAAGATGTTTTTAAAACTATTCGAAAATATTCCAATACAGTGAAACCTTTGTGGATTCAATGCTGGTTAAATATACATGATGAAAATCAATTATTAAAATGGCATACTCATTATGATTCATTATTTCATGGTTTTATTTGTATAGATCCTAAACATACAGAAACTGTTTTTGAAAATTACACAATAAAAAATAAAATTGGAAATGTGTATGTGGGACCTTCCAACATACATCATAAAGTTGTAAATAAAAAACCTTTTGTTGGTGAAAGAATTACTATAGGTTTTGATATTCTTGATGAAAGCATTATTAAAAAAATATATAAAAAAGAAGGAAAGGAAAAACTTAATATTAGTTTTATCCCTGTATATTAATGAATTTATCTAATTATTATTTTTATTTTACCGGAGCTATTCCTCCAAGAATCTGTGATGACATAATTAAACATGCTTTGTCTAAATCAGAGGTAATGGCAAAAACTGGTGGCTATGGTGATAGAAAATTAAACAAAGAAGAAATAAAAGATTTAAAAAGAATGAGAAATTCTGATTTGGTTTGGTTAACTGATCCTTGGATATATAAAGAAATAATTCCATTTGTAGAAGAAGCTAATAGAAAAGCTGGTTGGAATTTTCAATTTGATTATGCAGAAGATTTTCAATTTACTAAATATAAGTTGAATCAATATTATGATTGGCATTGTGATAGTTGGAACAAGCCTTATAATAAACCTAATACTCCTAGACACGGTAAGATTAGAAAACTTTCTATGACTTGTCAGTTAACTGATGGCTCTGAATATGAAGGAGGAGAATTAGAATTTGATTTTAGAAACTATGATCCTTCTTTACGAGATGAATTTAAACATTTACAAAAAGCAAAAGAAATATTGCCTAAAGGATCTATAATTGTATTTCCTTCATTTTTATGGCATAGAGTTAAACCAGTGACGAAAGGAGTTAGGTATTCTTTGGTTTTGTGGAACCTAGGAACACCATTTAAATAATATGGAAATACAAGAATTTTTTAAAACACCTATATGGGTCGAAGAAAAACCAGAGTTTGTAAAATCTTTGAATAAAGCTTCTAATAAATATATTAAAGATGCTAAAAATAATCCAGAAACTAAAGCCTATATAAAAAAGTTTGGTGATTTTGGAACAGCATATCATTCAACACCTTTAGGAAATGATAATAATTTTTTAGATTTTAGAAAATATATTGGACAAAAATCATGGGAGTTTTTAAATTATCAAGGTTTGACATGGAACAGTATGCTTTATTATTTACCGAATTATGGGTACAGGAGTTTGCTAAAAAAGGCGGTGGTCATCATTCTGCACACATACATTGGAATCAGCACGTGTCAGGGTTTTATTTTTTAAAATGCAGCGATAAAACATCATACCCTATTTTTCACGAACCCAGAACCGGAGCACGTGCAACTAAATTAAAGATGAAACCTAATTCAAATAAAATTCTTACAGGGGAAGAACTTGTGCATTTTAAACCTAGACCGGGTACATTAATTATATTTCCAGGGTTTTTAGAACACGAATTTGCAGTAGACGCTGGTATAGAACCATTTAGATTTATACATTGGAACATACAAGCTGTACCTAAACCGATGGTTAAAGATGAACTTTAAAAAAAATAAATATACAGTTATAAAAGAAGCAATTTCTAAAGACATGGCTGCCTTTCTTGCAAATTATTTTACAATGAAAAAACAAGTTTTTGATACATGCCTAAAAAAGAGATACGTTTCTCCGTTCGAAACATTACTTGGATCTTATGAAGATCAACAAATTCCAAATACTTATTCTCATTATTCAGATATTGCTATGGAAACTTTAATGTTAAAGTGCCAACCACAAATGGAAAAAGCAACAGGATTAAAACTATACCCTGCATATACTTATGCAAGAATTTATAAAAAAGGTGATGAACTTAAAAGACACAAAGACAGGTTTAGTTGTGAGATATCTACTACTATGAATCTTGGCGGCGATAATTGGCCGATATATCTAGAGCCATCAGGAGAGAAAGGTAAAAAAGGAATTAAAATAGATTTAAAACCGGGGGATATGTTAGTTTACAGAGGATGCGATCTAGAACATTGGAGACAAAAATTTAAAGGCAAAGAATGTGTACAGGTTTTTCTGCATTATAATAATTGCAAAACTCCAGGGGCTAAAAATAATATGTTTGACAAGCGTCCACATTTAGGTCTTCCTAATTGGTTTAAACAATGGTAGAGTTTCATACTATTTTTCCAGTAGTCATAGGTTTAAATAAAAATAAAGATCACAAATTATTTGAAAATAAATTAATTAAAGAATGTAAGACAATAAAAAATAGTTTTAAAAAAGGGGGTAATAATTGGAATGTATCAACTTTTAACACTTGTGGAACTTATGATTTAACCAAGAATAATAAATTCGATAATTTACATAAATGGATTTTTAAACAAGTAAAAGACTACACACTTCAAATAGGATATAAGAATAATAAAACAGAATGTGTAGCATCCTGGTTTAATATTTATAAAAAACATGATTATCAAGAAAGACATGGACATTATCCTAATGACATTTCCGCAGTTTATTATTTAAAAACACCTAAAGATTCTGGTAATATAACATTTTATAGTCATGAGCCGCACGGAATTACAAAACCTGGAGAAGTAAATAATCCATTAACTTGGAGATCATATTGGATAAATCCACAACCAGGGTTGCTTTTAATTTTTAAATCTACTTTACAGCATGAAGTAGGACAAAATAAATCTAATGAAGAAAAAATCTCAATGGCACTTAATTTTAAAATAATTTAAATGAAAGAATTTTACAATAAATTAAAAGATAAAAAGCTAGCTAGTCAAAATCAAAAGAAAAAAGAGCTTTGGGATGTGGAAGGAGTTTTACATAATCAATCTTTTAAATTTGATTTAAGACCTTTAAAAAATAATATTAAAATAGGTAGTTTTAATACTAAGGCAGATAAGATGGTTTTTGATATGAAAGACCAATACATCATTGTGGACACAGAAGAATTACATCAATATTTAAAACAACATGAACTAAGAGACGTTTATTTACAAAATCTACTATCTCAGCTAGATTGGAATATAATATTACCAAAATAATGGAAAAATTTGAATACAAAATTATAGACAATTTTTTAGATAAAGAATTTTTTTTACGGCTTAAAAAACAAATTGAATATGAAGACTTTCCTTGGAGAAGACGGATAGAATGTACTCGTGATTCTAAAAATGATAAGGGATATTTTACTCATAGTATTTTTAATGAATTTAAAATTAATTCTCCAATGTATGAAAATACTTTAATACCCATATTATATAAACTAAAAGCTAGATCTATTATAAACGCTAGCGTGCACATGTTTTTAACTGAATTTTTTTTAAAAAAATCTACTGTGTATCATCAAGATTGGCCCTATAATTCTACTACAGCTATATTAAATTTAACAAATTGTGATGGTGGAACACAACTTAAAATAAAAAATAAAGAAATAGTGGTAGAATCAAAAGAAAATAGAATTGTAATTTTTAACACTCAAATTAAACATAGGACTATAAAGAATACTACCGCAGGTGCGAGATATATACTAAATATGAACTATTTTTAATGCTACCAAAATGATAAAAAGCATGTATAATATAAGATTATGTTACAGAAACTTAATTTTAAACCTGGATTTAACAAACAAGCCACTGATTCAGGGGCTGAAGGTCAATGGGTAGATGGAGATTTTGTTAGATTTAGATATGGATTACCTGAAAAAATAGGTGGTTGGGAACAATTAACTGTAGCTGAAGAAACATTACCTGGAGCCGCTCGAGCTCAACATGCTTTTACAAGTTTTCAGGGTGAAAAATACGTAGCTATTGGAACCTCACAAGGATTATTTTTATATTATGAAGATGCTTTTTATGACATTACTCCACTAGACGCACAGCTTAGTAACCCGTGTACTTTCAATACAGTTCAAGGATCTGCTGAATGTACGGTTAATTTAAACGCTCACGGCTTATCTAATGGAAGATATATTACATTTAATACAATGTCTGCTACTCCAAATGGATTTACATCTTCTTCCACGTTTACAGAGGGAGCTTTTGAGATTAGAGACGTAACTAATAATACTTTTAAAATTACAGCACCTACCGTTGCAGTAAACCCTGGGGGGTCAGCGACTGGATCAGCAACTGTTAAACCTTATGTTGTAGTAGGTCCAACTTTTCAAACAGCTGGTTATGGTTGGGGCACGTATCAATGGAATACAGGCACATGGGGAACAGCTAGGACTATTAGTAACGTTATTCTAGATCCAGGCGTCTGGAGCCTTGATAACTTTGGAGAGGTATTAGTTGCAACTATTTTTAATGGTAAAACTTTTACTTGGGATGCAGGTGCAACTTCACCAAGAGGAAACCGAGCATCTACAACCACTACAAATTTTAACACTACAAACAATCCTACAGCTACACGAATAACTCTAGTGTCAGATAGAGATAGACACTTATTTCATTTTGGAACTGAAACAACTATTGGAGATTCAACAACTCAGGATCCGATGTTTGTAAGATTCTCCAATCAAGAAGATTTAAATACTTACGCTCCAAGTTCAACTAACACTGCCGGTACTTTTAGATTAGATACAGGAAACAAAATTGTTGCAGCTATACAAGGTAAAGATTATGTGTTTGTATTAACTGATCAGGCAGCCTACGTAGTTCAATTTGTAGGACCACCATTTACTTTTTCTGTGAGACAGGTTGGTACACACTGTGGATGTATTAGTTCTAAAGCTGTATCTTACGCAAACGGAGCTGTGTGGTGGATGTCAGCTGAAGGAGGATTTTTTGTATTTGATGGTACCGTAAAATCATTACCATGTTTAGTTGAAGACTTTGTATTTAACACGGATGGAAGTAATTTAGGTATAAACTATGATGCTTCAGATATTGTTTATTCAGGGCCAAATGCTTTATATACAGAGATTAATTGGTTTTATCCAAAAAACGGATCTACACAAATTGATAGATGTGTAACATACAATTACACAGATAACGTATTTACAACGTCATCTTTAGATAGATCAAGTTATCAAGATCAAGGGGTGTATAGTTTACCATATGCAACTGATTATGATTCTACTTCTAGTCCTATTTTTGCTGCTATTAGTGGCTTAACTAATAAATATGGTGCATCTGTTTACTATGCTCATGAGGTAGGCGATGATCAAATCAATAGTTCCGGTACAACCTCAATTGATGCTTTTATTAAATCAGGGGATTGGGATATTACATCTAGAAAAAGTGCCCTTGGTCAATCAACAGGGGTTGTAGATTACAGAGGAGATGGAGAGTTCTTTATGTCAGTTAGAAGATTTATACCTGATTTTAAATATCTACGTGGTAATTCTACAGTTACATTATTTTTAAACGATTACCCTGATAATGCTCCTGTAGGTTCTCCACTTGGACCCTTTACAGTTACTTCTACAACTGATAAGATAGATACAAGAGCTAGAGGTAGATTGGTAGCAATTCAAATAGCTAACACATCAACAGGTGAATCTTGGAGATATGGAACCTTTAGACTTGATGCACAACCAGATGGAAGAAGATAATGAGTGTAGATAAAAGAATAAAATACGACATACCACAATTAGCAAAACCTAAAGGTAACGAACGACAAGGTTTTAGAGGTGATGATGCGTATGGTGGTGGACGAGATCCAAGCGGTCCTTCTGGTAATAAAGGCGGTGGTAAAGGTAATAAAACTAGTTTAAATACAGGACCAAGTCCTAGAGAGAAAGCAATGGGTCTTCAAGGTAAGACTGGTGTAACAGATAAATCTTTAACCAGCGGTGGGGATGGAGTAGATAGAACTAGAACTAAAACAATCGATAGATTGAATAGAATTAAAGCTGTAGAAGACTTAATTGATAGACCTACATTTGGATTTGATGACTCAGCTAAAATAAATTTATTTTCTCCTAGAAATATTTTCAGTGGATTACTTAGTTTAATTAATCCTGCTTTAGGTTTTATAGGTAGAACTATTTCAAATGTGCCTGAAGCAATACAAGATCTTAGAGGTTATAATCCTGATGGAACTCCAAGAACACAAGAACAATATGAACAAGCTAGAAGAGACAGACAGATTCAAGGTAGAATAGATAATATAATGGATAGACAAAGATTAGGTAAAACTTTTAGTCAAAAAAATCTAGATAGTTTAATGGGTATGACTGACATGTATGGAGATAAATTTTCACCAAGCACAGCTCAAAACGTTTTAACTGTCAGAGACCTAAAAGGTTTTACAGATAGTAGAATGGGACTAACTGACCCTGACGTTAATCCTATTGGACCACAATCAGTTAATGTACCTAGCACAGGTATTGGAACTATTGATGTTAACTTACCTGGAAACAATTTAATGGCTGGATTAACTAAAATGCAGAAAAAAGGTTTAGACAAAAAGAAAAATGTTGTTAACATGGGATTATTTTCACCTCAAGATGCACTTGATTCAATTTCACCTTTTAATGATCCTGATGACCCAGCTACATTAAACGAAGTTAAAGAATACTACGGGATAGTGTAATGGCGAAAATAACAGCATATATACCTGAACCTAAACCTGAGTATGAAGTCGATAATCAAAGACAAGTTCTAGAAGCTTTGAATACAATGCAACAGCAACTTAATTTTTCTTTTCAACAAGATTTAAAAAACGAGCAGGAAGCATTTAATTATTTTCTAGCATGAGTATCTTTTATAAAAATCAAGGTTTTAAACAAACCGATACAGCTAAAGCTACAGTTCTAACTTGCCCTACTGATGGTACAATTATAGTTAAAAGTATATACTGTGCAAACAACGATGCATCATCAGCTATTTTAGTAAATATGAATTTTGTTGACTCGTCTGATTCTAGCACTGAGTATGAATTTTTTAGAGATGATGTAGCAGCTAAGTCGCAAATAAATGCTTCATCTCAAGGCTTGAATTTAGAAGCAGGAGATGCTATAACTGTGCAAGCAGCTACAGGCAGTGGTAAAATACAAGGCTTGATAAGTTATGCTTTGATAGATAGAAGGAATGAAAACGGATAAAGACAACATACTTAAAATAGATTGCACTACAATAACTACGTGGCGTAATACTAAAACCAAAGAAGTGTTTAAAGAAAAGAAAGAAGGACCTGATATAGTACAAGATGTAACTGTGCAGGTTTCTCCAAAAGGTTTAGACATGATACAGAAAGCGATGAGTAAAAATGACAATAAATCAAAACCCTAAAGGCGGAACTGAAATACAAGAAGATTATTTACATAAATATGTAGATAATAAATTATTGAGTGAAGTACAGATATGTACATCTGTCCCAGAAAAAATTCCTTTACATCCTACAAAAATAAATATTTTGTGGCAAAAAAATTCTTATGATCAAAGTAATCTACATCCTTGGTTTAAAGATAAATCTAATCACGACAAGTATGATTGGTATGTATTTAATAGTCATTGGAACTATGAGCATTTTAGAGATCACTTTGATATACCTACACATAAATCAGTGGTTATTAAAAATGGTATAGATAAAGTAGGTAAAGCTCCACCCTATCAAAAAGGTCAACCTATAAAAATTATACATCAGAATACACCTTGGAGAGGATTGTCAGTATTATTAGGTGCTATGCAGTTAGTAAAAAATCCTTTAATAAGTTTAGATGTTTATTCTTCTTGCGAAATATATGGTAAAGATTTTTATGAAAGAAACAATGATAACTATAAAGACTTATACAAACAAGCGGAACAATTAGATAATGTTAATTATATTGGCTACAAACCCAATGGATTTATAAAAGATCATATGCATACATATAACATGTATGTTTATCCAAGTATTTTTGAGGAGACATTTTGTATATCACTGTTGGAAGCAATGGCTGCAGGTTT